TGCTGGAATAACAATACGGGAACCGATCGTTAACTCTGTAGATTTTAACGTAGGGTTCGCTTTTTGAAGGTCGTTTACTGTGGATTTAAGGGTGCGGGAAATACTCCAGAATGTATCGCCTTCTTGAATGACATACATTGCAGGAACAGGAGAACAGGGTTGAACGGGGTTACTAACAGGAGTAATGACAGGTGTAAATACAGCGTCGTTTCCTTTGATAACTTCTTGGAAATTCCAGTTGTCGCCAGGGCAATTTTTCCAACTATAACCTGGACACTCTTGATGACTTAACACTCGGTTAATGGTTGAAACTTCTTTTTTAATTTCAGCCGTTAATAAGAATAAAGAGATTTTCTGCGCGTCTGTTGGTACTTGATAGCCTTTACGGAAATCACCGACCAAACAAACACCGATAGCTCGTGTATTCGAGTTCCCCACGTGATAAGACCGTGCATTTAAATCTTGACATTGTTTAATCGTGCCGTCCTTTTCAATGACGAAATGATACGCAATACCTCCGTCCCACCCGTTGTTATTTAAGTGGTACGTATTAAATGCTTCAGCTGAACCCGTTAATGTGGCCGAGTGGTGAATAACCAGCCAGTCTTTAAGCGAGATCAACACGTTTAAATACGGCTTTCTTCGCGGTAATTTTCCCCGCATATCTTTAAATTTAGGAAGGTTTTTAATGGCCATTTTGTGTTCCTCCTACTTTATTTTTAACAGTTCTTCCACCTTCAACGAGAGAGCAGCATTCTCTTCGCGTAAGGCAGCGTTTTCTCTCCGAATCATTTCAAGTTCCGCAAGTAATTTCGCGTTTTCTTTTCGGATATCGGTTAAGTCCAGTGATAATTGAGATCTCTCGTTTTCGAGCGTATCAATACGACCTTGCAAACGGCCAATTTCCGTAAATACATTGGTAATTAACGCTTGGTTCGTTTGTTCCGTATGGGTTACAATCGTCTGGGCCGTTTGTTCCGTACTGTTTTTGCTGCTGGTTTTATAATTAAAATACGAGCTTATCGCTACACCCAGAAAAGTAAATAAGGCAGCTGCCCATAACGGGAAATCTAAAATCATCACTTATCACCGTCTTTGTCTTCAGGTGCTTTTTTAAATCCTGTCGAATAGACACCAAAACCAAGGACCACATACGTGAGAATATCGACCGTTTGTTGGTACACGCCTAACTCTACCTGGATGCCGTAATAACTTAATGCCTGATACACAAAAGCAAAAAAAGCGAATAAAAAGATTGGGTTTTTAATACGTGATAAAAACTTTGGTGTCGGTTTAAACGATTTTAAAAATGCTGACATAAGGTGAACCTCCATTTTTTATTTTTGGCGCTATATAAAAAAGCAGAGCCGTTGAAAGCCCCGCTTTGTTGATTAAGTTGCTGAATGCGTGAATGCCACATTACACATCGCGCCGTTAAGCAACGTTAAATTCGTTCCACCAGTTGTTCCAAGAGGAGCTTTACCAGAACCGCCAATATGAACAGCACCTTCAGCTCGAATACCGCCAGGAGAAGATCCATACACATTATTAATCTCAAGTTTAGAACCGTAAATAGCATTAATTGCATATTGTCCAGCATTTGAGATAATGCAATCTTGTGTGTGAAGAAAGCTATTACTAACAGAGATACCGTACGTGTTCACTGTTAAAGCATCGATTTGAACATTTTTTAATTGAACAAACGCAGAATTAATTACGCCAAGAGTAGGGTCGAATGTTCCTTTATCTACTCCCTTGAAGAAGACGTTTTGGAAAACAATAACTGACGAACACTGACGTACCCAAACTTGACCCGTTACGATACGTGCTCGAGACGTAAAATCAATCGTTATTCTTCCGAAACCATAAAAACCTTCGATAGCAAAATCTTCCGTCCATATTGCGTTTGAACTAACTAAAATAACGACATCCTTTTGTAGATGTTTTGGTAGCGTATTAAGAGCCGATTGTACCGTTGGGTATAAAGAGCCGGCATTCGTTGGATCCACGATAAGTGTAGTTGGCAGTTTTAAACTTAATTTATCTACTGTAGAAACCAAATTATCAATACGACCTGAAACGGTAATAAAATCTTCGGCAAATATATTCGTTTGCAGTTTAATGCTTGTAAATGCGTCATCAATCGAACTTACCCCGATTAAAGCAGCTGCATCCGCACTTAACTGAATGTTAGACGCCTCAAGAGTCGCAACGATAAGCCAATCGTCTACGTTAGTTTCAAAATAACGAAGTGTTGGAAAACGACCTGTTAAATCTAACCAAAAACGATCGGTATCGACAGGTGCCGTTGTGCCAATATGAGTTAACGAATTATTTACGTCATTACGAAGAGAACCAATTTCAGAATCAATGACGGTAAAGTTTTCGTTCATTTCTTCACGTAGGACACGGTCGGTTCCGTTCCAGTTGTGCAACCCTAATTTTGTTGTTTTTAAAGAACTCAAAAATAATTCCTCCTTTTTATCGGTATTGTTCTAACTCATCCCACGTTAATCCTTCAATGTCATTCCAAATTAAATCGTTTAATTCGCTAAACGTTAACCAGTTATACTAAAACGTAATTTGTAAATGGGCCGGGAGGATTTCTTGTAGGGCTTGTTTTATTAACTCGATATTCGCAGGAATACCGTTCTCATCTATAAATTCAATGTTGATTTCGTGATTAAGGGGAAGCTCGTGAACCACGATAGACCCCCGAACAAACGAAGAAGCAACATTACTAATCATTGTTTTATTAACTGTTCCAGTCCCGCGAAGTTTTGCCGTAATTAAACTTCTACGATCTTCAAAAGAAAGAGATAAATCAGTAGGAATGCCCGCTGTATTTTCCCAGTAGACAAGGCCCCACGTCGCTGTAGCAATAAAAAATTGAAGAAGAAGGTCTTGCATTACTAAGGAAAGTTCCCCGAACTCATTACTTTCTTCTAACATTAAGTTTTTCACAACTTTACTTTCTTGGTAAAAAGAAGGGAGATTGTACATCATATTTTCGTATAGTTCATACATCATAAGATTACGACATCTCCTTTAATGGCAACCGTTGTATAGTTAGTTGTGATATTGCTGGAACCTCCGTTAAGCGTAAAGTCGCTGTAATCTAACACTCCTTCGATTTCTAAGAACAAGTTCGCAATACGTGAGTATCGAACCACATCGTCCTTAAACGCCAGGTCTTTTAAATACGAAGCAAGACTGTCGTTAATCTGAGCTTCAATCGCAACTACATCAGCACCACCAACGGTTACAAGCGACACCGACACGTCAATTAAAAGAGCGTCTGCCGAACGTACAACCACGGTAGCCCCTATCGGACGAACCGATTCGATATAGTCGTAAACAGCCGCATTTAATTGAACACTCGTTGGCATTTTAGTTGCATCCAGTAAAATCACTTCTACTGTACCGACAGGTGTATTGACATCGGTATGGTTTGAGCGAACTCGAGCATCACCAATTCCGTTTACACTTCTTGCCCACAATAAATAATGATTTTCGTTTCCACTCGTAATCGGTCGTGAAAGTAAATCGTTATAGCGAGTGAATAGATCCTCGTCCAGTTCATCATCACTACCTGAATGGAAATCAGTTAGGTTAGACACACTGAATAAATTTGCCATATCACCAACAACTAAACTAATATCTCCCGCACGAACGTTACCGAATAATCCAGGTACTTCACATTGAGCCATTGCTTTAGCGACACCGTCTGTCATCACAGCTTCTTCCGTCGTAATAAAGTAAATCGGCACATTGCCACCTGTAGTAGTCGTTGTTCCTTCTGGAATGACTTTTCCTTCGTCCACAATGGGATCCCCGATAAACGTTAATTCACCGATGCCATACGTCCCTTGTTTTCGATAAACGCCCAGTTCTGCACACCGCATTTCTAAAAATTCATCAGAAGACGTTGGCGCAAAGCCGAGTTTTAACACTTCGTCTAACAGGGCATAAAAGTTAGCAAATTCATAACTTGAAGGGGACAACATATCAAATACAACCGAGCCTTCTCGCTTATCAAGTTCTGGGTCTACACGGTCAAGCATCCGTTGTAATATCGCTTCTTTTGTTTGATTTTCATACATTTAGAACCGCACCTCCTCATAATAAATTTCACCATCTGTTAGTTCCACTTCAAACCGTATATATAAACCGTCCGCATTTCGGGTAATAAAAAAACGATCGGCATATTTAATCCGGTCGTCTTGTTCGATACATTCACTTGCTAAACGGATGGCTTCTTTTTCTAAGAACTCAAATGATACCGATTCTTCAATTAAACTTTGTAACTCATTTCCGTAATCAAACCCATAAATTAAGTGTTCAAAACGG